CAGGGCTTGATCCCCAGGGCTTACCTACCCTTCCACGTCGCCTATTTTCAGCATTATCAACATAGAATTGTTCTTCTGTAATGGTTAGATTTTCTATCAATTCGTTGATATCAGTAGCAGTCCACTTATGCATAGTCAGGACTACTCTTAGTTCTTGGAGATGTTGTGGATCCGTTAAATCTGGAGTTCCGTTCTCTAGTCTCCAACAAAGTTCTGTTAGTATTTTATCAAAATTCATAGGGTTTTCCTTATGTTATAAATATCATTTCACAAAGCCAAAGGCTTCATGCTATCGTAATTCTTACCATACTTTGATTTGGTTGGTAGGCCCATTAAATTCTTGAGTTTTAATAATAGGTCTTTCCCATCTTTAGGGGAAACGTCGAATAAAAAGGAATCATAGGTATATAAGACTAACTTAGTCTCACAATCAGACAATAATGTTTGAATTTTTTCCATAACCTCGATGTTCACTTCCGTTTCATATGCTTGGATTAAATAGTTGAAAAGCTTCTGGGGAGTCATATCCTCATAATTCTTTTTATAAAATCTCCTACCAAATATGGGAGTCTTAATGTATCCCATGTCATTATAATTATCCCACAATTCAAAAATATAGGCCTTAGCTATCCGAAAGTACTCTATGTTCTCGAACTCCTTCGGTATACCTCCATAGAGCACCCTAAACGAGATCCTTTTCGACTCTTCATATTCCTCATTGGTCAGGTTATTAGTGTCAAAGTACATTTTTCCAAGATGGGTGTGAACTGACTTTTCTGGAAATTCGTAACCAATTAAACCAGCTATTAGTCTGAGATGGTATGCATCATAGTCAAACTCAACTAATAGTCCGTTGTCATGCCTACTAACAAATCTGGCTCTAGAACCATCGTCTTTATTCAGAGCAGCATAGTTTATACCATCATTGGTATTTGATGGTCTTCCTGTCAGGGTATATAAGTTGTATTTAGAATGCTCGGTACCTGATGTTGTGAATATACCATTTTCTTCGATTGATTCAAATAATGGTAAGATCCTATTAAGGTAAACATCTTCTGTATCTGCTTTAGGTATATTCTCTAATGCACGTTCATATATTCCTGCTTGTTCGCGATGCTTATTCTTTGGTATAATCATATGGACATCATTTCTATTCCAATATTTGTTACCAAAGAATTTGAATATAGGTAATTGGATTGCTTCTAAATCAATGGCTTTTCCTACGTCAAGGTAACTACGAACTAGAATCTGCTTCAGAATATCCATATAGCTAATATACGAAATAAATGCTATAGATAAAAATATTTATGAGGTTATTTTAGCTAGATCGTCTGCTGGGAGAATCAGAGGTAATTCAGGGAATTTATCTTTATGGAGGGCCATAGTTCTCTGGTTGGTTTCTATGATTCCAGTTCTTAAGATTATCCCTTCAGGAGATACCATATCATTTAGGGCCCCAGATATTTTCCATATAAGTTTTATTGCTGTATATAGGTTTTTCAATGTTACGTCTTTTTTATTATAAATATTATATGTAGGTTTTGATACTTCAAATATTACCCCAGTGTATAGATTCTTAACAAAATATCTGGTCAACCTTGAAAGAATATAATCTTTTTTTAGCGGTTTAGGTCTGAAGCTTTTCGGGTCGTCGAGGTGCTGACCGAAGTACGGGTTTAGCTCAGTAAACTCTATTGCTTCTACCCCGAATCTAATAGGAGCTAATAATGTCTCGCCCCTTGGATTGTCAATTCCCATATAAGGAAGAGTCAGGGAATAGTGGTAGAGACCCGTATATTCTTTTTTGGTGGCTACGGATAGAAATTCAGTTCCATCGGTTGAATATATTTTATTTTCATTAATCATCTTTCGGACTCCAATTGCTGAAAGATCCTGGAGTAGCCTCGGTGGCCGCCGAACTATTATTAATCCTCATGACCGTAGAAATTGAAGTGTCCCAAGAATCTGCACTAATATCATGGTCAACTCCTGTAACCATGAAAGCACAATTGGCATACCTTACAGGCAATGGCTTAATGCTTAATGAATGACCCCATTTAAATCCTTCTATACCATCAAACTTTAACGATAACTTTACAGGGAGAATGGGGGGCTGAATATCGGCTACTTCAGGGGAATGTGCTAATTGCAAAGCTTTTACTGAGGACTTCATAGTAGCTATAGTCTCCGGATCGACACCACCAGTTAGATCTATCCAAGCGTCAATATAATTTTCTGCTGCAACTTTTTTAGGTTCTGTTTCGTCATCTTTTGCCATAGATTTGCCATCTTCTTGTTCACACTTTATTGGCGTTTCCCTTTTATTATTATTCCAATCTGGGGTAGCATCTGTTATTCCTGTACCAAATAGACTGAACTCATCATCAGCCTTATTAGAGCCATATGTTAACTGAGCCTTTATGTCATTAGATACTTCTGTATCAAGGGTCGATTCTTTACATATAGAATTATTACCAAAAATATCTATAGAGTAGGGGCTGACCCAATCTCCTAGGGATTTGGCATCCACCACAGTCATATGAGCTGGGTCTCCTGGCAGGGGTGTAATAACCAGATGCCAGTGATTTCCACAAGCATTATTTATACCATCTAGTACTTTATTTACTAATTCTTCGAGGGTTTCTGATTCATTAGTACATTTCTGTAAGAACCTGACGTTAATACAAAGATTGGATAGTCGGCCTTTAAAAGGTTTCATGTCCTTTAAACCCTTCATTTGTCTAAAATCCTTTATTTTGCCCTTTGCATTATTCCTGGTATGTACATGAGTTAAATCCCAAAATGGTTGGCCTGGCAGCATACAAATAGTTGGGTCTGCAGAAGTCATCATAGGAGGATTGTAGAGTTCTGTCTTCCCACAGTCGAACCTAGATATAGCACCTATTTTCTTATTTCTAAAATGTCCTAAAGCTTGGTTTTTTTTGTCTTCTTCAGATTGACGAACAGTATCAGCATTGGTAGATTTCGGAACGATTGCATTATTTATAATATACTCCTCGAAATACGCCCAGGTTATAAAATATTGAGGAGTCATTATCGAAGAAAAACCCACAGACGATAACAACCACGAACCCCAGCCATTATCCTCCTTCTCTCCATCGTCTTGTTCTTTATCCATCTTCATTGCAAAGCCAACGGGAACTCCATGTCTACTTATAGATTCACCCATAGGGATGACATCAGAAGTTAGTATTTGCTTAAGCAACCTAGATGTGTCTGATTGTTTACTGCACTTCTCTTCATCATAATTCCTGTGAGTCTTACAACAAATCTGGTCTGTCACTTCATTTATATCTAGAGACATCATCATTTCTGCTGGGGATATAAAAGATGTCGTGCAATCAAAGGAACCATCACTGGCCCTTTTCCATGAAAAATTACTAACAACTCCTTTTGCAGCACCATAGACTCCTTGGTTGGTGTTTGCCATTGTACTAGCTTTTTCAACAAAAGCGGAGAATCCAAGGATATAGTCGGCATCTGCCATTGTACCAGATACTTTTGTTCCATCTGGTTTTCTTGACCATCCATATTCCAAGACAACTGTTTTACCTAATGACATAAAGAGCTTTTCAAGTTCTTGTAATTGGGATAAACTATGACACTTATATGATACTTCGACTTTTTTCAAAGTCTTCAAGGTCCCTGTATGTTTTATAGTTGCAGATACTACTCCGGGTGTTGGTAGCAATCTGCTTGATTTATCATATAGTTTTTTTGTATCTACTGCGCCTCCCATAATAGTCTGTAGAGTACTTTTGTCTCCGCCCTGACGTACATTAGATGTAAATTTCATCCAAACAGTTTTACCAATCGTCCAGTTTAGATTGCTATTAGGAGTTTTATTAGCAGCTATTCTATTATTAAGACCACTCTTTAAGGTTCCCCCCACAGAGATCATTCCCATTGCCATTATCTTTCTCCTTGGAGATTTCTATACGCAGATAAAATTTCTGACAGATCTGTTGGTATTCGGAGTTGCTTTGCAGGAGGAACTATTATTCCGTGTTTGCCTAGATTATTTGCTACTGCTATTACCCACCAGAGAGTTTGATCTCCATAATATTTATGGGCAAGGATGTCGAGGCGATCCCCATTACGACTTATCAGATAGATATCATCTTGGCTTCTTGGGATAGGGGGATAAATATTACTTTTGAACTGTCTTGGTTTTCCAGAATACTTAAGAATTTTATTTGATTCATATCTACTCATTAAATGCTGTCCAATAATTGCTAGTACTAGAAAAGAAGTTGCCATCGGCATTGGTCAATAACTTGTATCCAAGATTTAATTTTATTATCATAGGTAGTTCTTTCTCTTTAGTTTCAACATCCTTTGTACCGAAGCCGATGTCCCAAGGTGTAGAGTCATCAACTGTAAATGTTATTTTATCTATAATGACATTCACTCCATCGTATAAATCCCCTAGAGTAAATTTGCAAAATGGAGCTGTTGCGAGTCCGCCAGATAATGATGGTGAAGCCATTTGGTATAGCTTATTCAATCGGGTATAATTCTGTTTTAATTCTGCTGCAGTGAATGCAACTATCATTAAGTCATGGGAAATATCTCTGGCTACACTATCAAATTTTTGTTGAGCCATTGTTCTACCGGCGGATTTAACCTCGGTCCAACTGAAAGAAGTATTGTCGGTTATAGATCCTAAACCATAAGACCTGAATTTCACGGTCTTGTTCCCTCCTTCAAGTTTAAGTGTAACAAAATCTCCCTTTCCCCCGGTTTCGTCATATTTATCGGTGGATGCATCTGTACCTCCTTCGACTTTACCATAGTCTATAAGACCAAGTCTTGAATATGCCGATTTGCCTGTTACATATCTCGTACCTTGTCCCCCTTCAGTACTAAATGATTTGATGGAGTTATTGCTAGTGTCCTTTCCAGCTCTAACTATTCCGCCATATTCTAAAGTCTGATATTTTGCAAGTTGGTTATCTGTAGATTTAGCTGGAGTTTTTGTTGGTAAGAATGTATCTACATTGTCGGATAAAGCTTTATAATGCCCTTCTGGATGTTTCTTCGAATAAGAATCATCTCCTGGATTGCCAACTTCTGTTGAATTCTTTGGTGGCTTATATGTATTACCATCAAAATCAGACCTGCCTTTTTTATCTCCCAACTTCTTACCTGTTGGATCGAAAAGGTAATCCTTAGACTCACCTAGCTCCTTATAATGACCTTCAGGATGTTTCTTCGAATAAGAATCATCTCCTGGATTGCCAACTTCTGTATTGCCAGATGGTGGTTTATAATATATATTAGTACTTCCAGAGTGGTAATGGACAAATGCCCTATGGGTCGTCGTTCCGATACCAAAGAAAGAGTTAGGACCTCCTGGCCCAGACATAGCGGTTATCTCTTTTGACCCTGGCGTTTTGTGCTTTCCCTTTAATGGGTTCCTAAAATACCCAAGACCTAAGTCCTCTGCTATATCAACTAGTCTGTTTGATGTTGGCGAATCTATATTTAATTTTTTTATTCTATTTCCATAATGAAGATCTTCAGAATTTTGAGATCCTTTATCATGTCTATCAACATGTGTCCCAAGAGAACCTTTAAGAACTTGGTCTAAAGTAGCTGCTGGATTATACCGCCTGTTACTATGAATTGGACTTCCCTTAAACTCACCTAATGGATTGGATCTTTGTAAGCCAGATTGCTTTGCAATAAATAATAATCCTTTTGGGGATGCCATAAAACTTGCTACTCTAATCGCGTCAAAGACTGGTGCAGTCAACTTGTTTAATCCACCTCTCATTCCTCTTTGTATATATGGCTGTGCTCCCCAGAGTGGTGATTGTGGGTTGGCTCCTGATTTAGCTTCTGCACGAATGCTTTTAAATTCTGCTGCACCTATATGAGTGTGATAGTGGTCTGCCATTTTATTGGCAAAGGCATCATTTGTTAAGTTTTCTAGAAATCCCATATTATGTTCCCATTGGTCCACGGGCAAGAGCAATTACTTCACCAACCTTTTTACCATCCATGTTAATATCACCACCCTGACTCATAAGTTCAATCAGAGTATCTAGCTTTTCTGCAATAATGTTCAGACCTTCTGAAGATGATTCCTCTCCACCTCCTTGTCCACCCATTGTTCCGCCTACTATGGCACCGACTCCTAGTGCCAATCCACCTAGTAATAATAGAGTTGGTAACATAGGAGTTAGTAATAATAGACTTCCAGCTAATGCTGCGATTCCTAAAGCCATTGAAGCAAACGCTGGACCTAGTATTGCTATGCCTCCTGCAAGAGGTGTTAATACTGCCATTGTAGCAGCAAGCATGGATAGAGGAGCGGGCATTAACATCAGTGTTGGAAGTACAGGGGTCATGATTAATAACCCATAAGCAAGAGATACAAGACCTGCTGACATTAGAACCAATGCAGGTCCCACTGATAATAATGCTGCTGCTTGAGATCCCAAGTCTTGGAATGATTTTGATATACCTTCCATATCAGCATCCCCTAACATTTGAAAGGCAATTGCTGCTGGAATCATAGCTAATCCTAGAATACCTAAAGCCATTGAACCCGCTATAATCAATGGGGCAATAAATCCTAATCCTGCTGCAGCTAATGCTAATAATGGTAGCATTAAAGAGAATGCAATCATTTTTCCTATATCTACATCTGCCAATAAGCTAAAGGCAAATGCTGCTGGTATCAATGCTAGGGCTACAATGCCAAGTGCCAATGCACCCATTATTACGTTTCCAGCAACCATACCCATTACAGCTAATGTAAGACCTAATATTGCTATCGAACCTGCAAATGCTATCATCTGGACTGGGTCGACATCCTTAATCATCATTAATGCTAATGCAAACGATCCTCCTAATACTATACCTACAGCACCTAATACAAGAGCTCCCTTTAATACTTTACCTGCTTGTTGACCAAAAGCAACTAAACCAGCAGCTAAGCTTCCCATATTAGCTCCCAACTGCTTCAAAGGTGCCACTCCCATAAATAATAGGAATGGTATAGCGGGGAGGGCTAGGACTAATGCCGGACCAGTTAATGCCATTGCGAGTATACCTTTAAACGTTCCTTGACCCATTTCCCGTAATCCTTCTGCAAGGTCTTGCATTTTTTCTTTTATACCACCTTCGCCCGGTGCTCCATTTTCTAGAGTCTCTTCCATATTTTGAGGATCCAGTTTACTTGAGATTTTATCTGTTACAAATTCTTCGCCAGCGGCTGTTGCTTCACCTACGGGGTCATTGATGATGGCTTTGCCTTTTTCAACAACACCCAACACACCTCCTTTACCTGAATCTCCTTTGGTCGATGATCCACCTTTTTTTGCTTTCGCTTCGGCCTTTATTTGCCTCATTCTCTCCTTGTGGGCGCGTTTACCCCTAATCCATTCCCATGCATTTCTTGCTTTTTCGGCCAGATAAATCCCTAGTTTCTGACCTCCAAGTGAAGCCACCATATTAGTAAATGATGCTACTAGACCCATGTTATTCCCAATAGTTGTTCCAATCCCAACAACAGATTCTGCTATTCCGTCCCAAGTGCTTGCTTCGACAAGTCCCATTTCGACCTGCTTTTGTCTATTTCCAACCATTGATTGCATTGTTGCAAGATCTACACCGGCTGCAGCAGCTAGGGCTTGTCTCTGGATCACCGACATTTTCTCAAATTCTGCAATACCACCTACTTGGGCAAGAATTTCCCTTGTTGCTTCTTTAGTTTTTCCTGCCATAGCTAATTGACGGGCTTTATCAAATGATATCTGACGACCTAATAACACTGAGACCTGCATTTCTTTTTCTATAGAGGTTTCTATGTCTAAGATGCTATCCATCATTGATGAAATGTCTGACATTTCTATTCCTAGCTTAGCTGCTTGAACTGCTGTTTCTGCCATTAATTTGGAATTCTTACCCATGAACTTAGCCATGAATTCTGTATTCTTGGCCATATCCCCGACGACCTTACCGGGAGCTACACCATTTGCTCTAGCTAGATTTTCAGTATACTGGAGCTGTTTCTCTGCCATCTCATCAGTCCCGCCGGACATTAATTTGATTTGTTTATATAGCCCAGCAGCTTCATTACCTGCTATACCATACTTTTTGCCTAGTCTTGCAACCGTTTTTATTGCGGTTGATGTTACCTCATTAAGATCCCCCATTGTCTCTGCTAGAGCTCCAGATGCTGCTAGAGTTTCTTCGACGCTAATACCAAGCAAAAGTCCACTACCAGCTGCACTGGAAAGGGATCCTGCCATTTTCATCCCTTGGGTATATGATATGCCCATGGATTTTTGAGCATCATTTAGACTCCCAGCTAGAGCCTCAGCTTCGCTTAATACAGCTACTCCAAATAATCCTGTAGCTATTTTGGGGTCTGTGGCTGTTGAAAAGAAATCGTCCCAAGTGTCTTTGAATTTACCGAATTTAGCATCAATCGTGGCTTGCTGGGTAATCTGTTTTTGCTTCATATCTAGAAGCTTTTTAGTGGCCTTTACGTGTTCACCACTATCTATCATTTCTTGTCTTTTTAAAGCCTGGAGCTGTTCTGTGTAACTTAAAGATAATGCGTTTTGTTCTGCTCCAAGCTGTTTGGCTCTATTTATGGCCTCTTGATTAGCTAGGTCTTTTGCTGACATCTTCGTTATTTTTTCTGCTGCTTTTGCTTCTGCCTCGGCAGCTACTACCGCTTTCCGCCTAGCCAGCATTCTAGCTTTTTCTGCTGCTGCTCTATCTGCTTTGCCGGATGCCATCTACTAGAGTTCTCCGTTCCTTCTCATTTGATCTAGAAGCTCCATATCAGATTCGAGTTGGTCCGAGAATTTTTGAAAATTGTCTACTGCTTTTTTCCCTTCGGGAGAGCTTTTTGATAAAGCTACAAGGTCTCTCTGATATCTTTTATCACCTGCCTTAAGAAGTATCCCTGATATATGATCCATCACCTTATCAAAGAATCCTTCTTGTAATTCATCAGGATGCTTTGCCATTTGGGCTAATATGATCGGTCTTAATGCTTCTCTGAGTTTCTTTTCGTTATCCATGGCTACTCCAATAATTAACTATTCGAGTATAAATATCACTGCTTTGGAGTTTTACCGCGGTTCTGGAAGCTTGGTGGATAACTTCTGGTACTTGGCTTTCCTTTGCTGGCTTTCTCTTGAGCCTCCTTCTCTTTCTCCAGCTGGGTGGATAAAGTCTTATAATAAAATGCCCGGAGATATACCGGAAGAGTATAAACCTCTGTATGCGTAAATGCACCCTGGGAAAAATACATTAACTCAAAGATTTGTTTATGCAGGATGGGCTTGTAATCAAGCCCTAGGCCAAAAAAAGTGGACGTTCATTGGCATCTGGACTGATGAATCCTCATGACCGCAACTTTCACATTCAAAATAGACAGTCATGTCTACATCAGGTGAGGTTGATTCGATGTGATGACGGAATGCCAATGAATCTCTTGAAAGGAATTCGTTGTCAACAAAAGATCTTATATTCTTTTTGTCTTCATCGCCGTCAATTGCAACGATCATATGCTTAAGCCTGCTGGTTAGTTCATATGTTATTCCACTTCCACCTATTGATTTCTTTTTCATGCGCTTTGCTTCTGTTTCTACTAGCGATTCATCAGCATGAGTGAGAATTTTGAATGTTAGCACCTTTTTTGAGGTTGGGAGTGTGAATTCAAAATGACCGTCGGCATCAACCGAACCTAAATCATTATTTTTATTTTCCAGGGTAGTTAAATCAACGGTTTGTTTTTGTTTGACTCCGCAAGCTGGACAGGCCATCTCCACAGGATAATCAGCACCATAGCCTAATACTCTGGCTGCAACCATTATTGCGTTTTTATCTCCTACAACCAAATCGTTATAATTGATTTTTCTACCTTCACCATTGCCTACAATCAATGCTCTAAGTAGCATATCTATAACCACACCTTTTTGGATTAAATTAGAAGATGTTAAGATATCTTCCTCTTTAGCAGTCATATATTTCATTTCAACCTTACCAGTGGATAAAGCACTGCCTTCTGGGTATAATTTACCTTTACTTGGTAGCTCTATGATTTCTGTTGGAAATTTAGATTCTTTGGCAAGGGTTGCATTAACCTCAGTAGCAACTTTTTCTTTTAGCTCGTCGGTGGAAAGGGCTTTGCCCGGGTAATCATCTGTAACTTTTTTCATAATTGGAATTCCTTATTGTTCGTATATATAAATATATAGCAATAAAAAAAGCTCCATTAAGGAGCCTTTCTTAATATAGTTTTTATCTTTTAGTATTCTAAGATAGCGTAATCAAATCTAAGATCAAGAGCTATTACCATTGGGGTTGCATCATCTTCCCAAGTAACATCGCCGAATCCAGCACTAGTGATCCATGCACCTTTTAATGTCCACTCTTCAACTTTGTCGCCTACTGGGCCTAGCATATTGATTTTTATTTCCTTCTTGTACATATCTGCATAGCCATCTCTTCCTGTTACAGATTCGTGGTGTAAACGAACCCACTCCATTACAGCTTGCGCTCCTGAAGGCACGATCGGGTCATAAAGCTCCATGGAAATTGCGTCCCATGCACTTCTACCTTTGATATATCTCTCGGTATTTATGTGCTTTATTGTTACTTCAGGATTCTTAAGAGTAGGCCTTTGAGCCTTTCTAATAAGATATGAAGGTATTCCGTCAACATACATGATAAATCGATTTTGAATCTTCGGCTCAAACGATTCAGCCATTAGTTCTGTTGGGTCTATTAAATTTGCCATTTAGTGTTTCTCCTTGTATATAAATATCTTAGTCTTCGAAAGTTGCACCAGTTGGCATGATGTTAAAGTCAACTACGATAAACTCTGCAGCTTTTGCAGGCTGTAAGTAAATCTCTCCTTTCATGATATTTCTATCAATAAGATCTGGAGTGTTGTTAGACTCATCCATAACTACTTTGAATGCATATAGACCTTGTCTCTCTTGTACAGCTTGCATATATGGATTAACTGAACCGAGGAATCTATTACGAGTAGCTGAAGTATTATTCTC